AAAACAGCAGTAACAAAAAAAAAGAATTTAACAAAAAAAGAAAAAGCTAGAAGAAAATCATTTTGTGCAAGAAGTGCAGGACAAATGAAAAAATTTCCAAAAGCAGCTAAAAATCCTAATAGTCGTTTAAGACAAGCAAGGAGAAGATGGAAATGTTAAAACCTAAAGAAATTATGAACGGAGTTTCTGTTGTTCTTGTTGCTGGATCTATTGCATGGATAGTCACGACTCTTATTGAGGTAGATAAAAAAACTGCTGTGACAATGGTAAAGGTTGAAGAAAACCACAAAATGTTACATACTTTGTGGATAGATTTTATTAATAGGAAGACAATTGATGGCAATCTCGCGGGGATCAATGTCCCAACAAATAACAAAAGCACCAGGTAAAAGGAAGTGGAGTGCCAAGAGGAAGAGGAAAATCAATTGTGCCAGACCTCGTGGATTTTCTGAAAAAGCACATTGTGCCTCTAAAAAAAGGCGAGGTAGTAAGAGGTGAACCTCAAAAGGTTTGTCTTAGATGTAAAAAAAGACAGTGGATGTGTACCTGCTGGAAACTAATGAAAGGAAAATATTATGCCTAAAGACGCATGTTATCACAAAGTAAAAGCCAGATATAAAGTTTTTCCATCGGCTTATGCATCAGGCGCTATTGCAAAATGTAGAAAAGTTGGTGCAGCTAACTATGGAACTGGTGGCAAAAAGAAAAAGAAAGCAATGGGTGGTGGATTAAATGCCGCTATCGAAAAAGTAAAACAAGAAACAATGACTGCCAAAGAGGGCAAAGTTGTTAGAATGACTAAACGAAAATCAAAAAATAAAAACATAGCTAGAGGTTGTGGTGCTATAATGTCTGCTAGAAGAAAGAAAACAAAGTATTCATAATGGCTGTAAGAAAAACAAAAAAAGGTCTAGCTTTAAAACGATGGTTCAAGGAGGACTGGAGAGATGTTAAAACGGGCAAAAAATGTGGTCGTCAAAAAGGTGAAAAGCGTGGTACACCTTATTGTAGACCGAGTAAAAGAATTAGTTCAAAAACTCCGAAGACTACTAAGGAGATGACAGCAACAGAAAAAAGAAGTAGAATAAGGCAAAAGAATCGTCTAGGTCAACCAGCAGGTGCTCCTAGAAGAGTCAAAGCATTAAGAAGAAAGAAGAAGTAATGGCAACTTCAAACTCAAGAGATTTTGATTTAGATGTAGGAGAACTCATTGAAGAGGCATATGAAAGATGTGGCTTAGAGATGAGAAGTGGTTACGATGCTAAAACTGCAAGACGTTCTTTAAACCTTATGTTTGCTGATTGGGCAAACAGAGGACTTAATTTATGGACTGTAACGCAAGAAACAAAAGCCGTATCCTCTGGAACTGCTACCTATACATTATCGAGTGAGTTTGTAGATTTACTAGAAGTTGTTTTAAGGAATAGTTCTGGAACTGATTTTACTCTTACACAGATGAGCCGTGGTGAGTATTTAAGAATACCTAACAAAACAAGTACAGGACAACCAAGTCAGTATTTTTTTGACAGACAAACA